TATGAGAGACAAGGATGATATAGCGAAGCACAAGTATGAATCCGTGTATGACCTCTTTAAACTTGAGCAAATTGGCTTGTTTCGCAATAATTTATATTCTATCCGGGAAGTTGCTGATATTTTTTATTTATTGGCGTTTGAAATGTTTGATCCAGAGAAGGTTAAGGTTATTTTGGAATATAACACATATGGTGCAGAATTTTTGGCACATTTGCCGCATGTTTTTGATGATTGTAATGATTATTTCAGTGCAGTTTTCATTAGAACTGTACACAGCTCGCAACAAGTAAAGGTAACTGGTCAAAAAAGTCCAAACGATTATAAAATAGGTTTAAGGTTGAATAGGGATAAGCATTTGATTATTGACAAAGAGTTTCAACAGTCTATTAAAAAGAGAAAGATTGTCATTCACAATGATATAAATATTTCTGAAATAAACACATTTGCAAAATACGAAACCACTGCAGGAAATGTTTCATATCGTGCAGAATCTGGTCATGATGATGTGGTTATGTCAACAATCACATTATCAACAGTTTTTGATACTGTCGCATATAAAAACATGATTGATATGTTTATTAATAATGAATTGGATGTTGAATCTAAAAAACTTCTTGAATCTTTTTCTGATAACTCAAAAGGTTCAAGTAAACTTAATGATTTTGTTTCAACTTATGGCAAAGTTTATGCTCCTAAAGGTCCGCCAGAAAATATTTTTGGATTAAGATATCCTTCACCAAGAAGAAATTAAACTTTTAAGTGTTTTTATTATAATATTAAATAGAAAAATAATTTTAAAAAATGGTAGATTCGTATAAATTTAAAATGTCAATGGCTCAGTTGGATTTTTTATTAGATAAAATATCTGATTTAATAAATATTGATAAAGAAATATTAGTTAAAATTGATTATAAAAATATTTTAATATATTCCTTAGTTGCACAAGGAAGAAGCGTTAACGCATTTAAATCTTTTATTTTCAAAATTGAGGAAGTTTTTAATTTTAATGAAGATTTATCAGATAAGCAGATTTTGAAATATATTATTTCGGATGGTAAAAAATTTGAAACTACATTAAGAAATTTTTTAGATTTTAATGAAGAATTGAACTGTGAATTATTTATGAGTGATGATATTCAAGCAGACAATTTTGTTTTAAAAAATTCTAAATTAAAAATAAACATAATTGGTGGTACACCGGAAGGATTGAATACTGATATTGATGCAGAAAAAATTAAAAGCACAATAGATATTAAGAATATGGATTTTAAGTTTGATTTAGAAAAAACATCATTTGAAAAGATAAAAAAAATGTCTAAAATTGAGACACAAGAAAATGATATTTTATATTTAAATATTGTTAATAATATTCTTTCTATTGGTGAAAGCGGTTGGGATTTACAAATTTGTGATGTTTCGCATGAAGATTTGTCAATTACTTTTCCTAAAAAATATTTTAATTCTATGAATTTTGTTGGTGAAAATAAAATAGCAATTTATGTTTTTGATACAATATTATTTATAGATAATAAGAACACCAGTTTAATAATAGCATTAGAGTTGAGTGTTTGATTCTATTTTTGTTAGTTTGCGTTTTCTAATAATAGAGTTTGAATACTCACCCATATATTTCCAATTATTCCTTTTAAACCAATCTCTTGAAAATTTTGTATATTTCATAAACCCCATAAAATAATTTTTATTTATTGTTGTTCCATCAAAAGACAGATAAATATAATTACGATGACAACAGATCCTCCAATGATCAATATAGCCAAATTCAGGAAACCCTAATGATTTAAAATCATCAAGATTATTTTTGTGAACTAAATAATATTTTTTTTCTTCGTGCATTATTAATTTTTAAAACGGGAAAAGCCCGTCAATATCCTTACCTGGATTCCAAGGATTCCACAAGGTAGACGGGGCGTTTTCTCTAATGCAAATATAAGAAGATTTATTTAAATAAAAAAATTTAAATCAATTTGTATTTTAAAACAACTTCATTTTTCAATGATCCGTTCATGCTACTTTGATAATTTATTCTGTCAACATAAACATAATTTGATAATATATCATCGATAGCTGATTTTTGAGGTTCAACATGTTTGCCATATTGTAGCCTGAAATTTTTTGAAAAAATGTCACCATTTCTAACATTTTTTGTGTGACCTAATGTTATTGATAATTCATTTGTCATTTGCCCTTTATTTATGCTTGTAAGACATTCTGACATTTTTTTAGAATAATACCAACAACAATCTATCCAAACAACATCAAAATGTATTGTGTTTTTTTCGAAAAACTTATTTATTGTCATGCGGTGATCAAAAGTTTTATATTTATTCGTTTTATATTTTTCTAAAACCAATTTATATTTTTCTATATTATGAATAATAGCATTTGGATTAATACTACGTGCCAATTTAACATCATGCCCATATTCATTGGCGTTTAATGCTATGATAGGTTTGGTGATATTTTTTATTGTGTTGAAAACAAAAGGTCTCACACTATTCTTTCCTGGATTATTGAAATTAAGCATAGATTTTTTCGGTTGATCTTTTTTTCTCCAAGAAATACTTCGATTTTTAGGATTTATTATAAAATGGGACAAAAACCATTCAGTTTTTCCCCAATGATTTGGATCAAAAGTACTACAATTAACAGAATCTTTTGTATACCCGGTTATTTTAACAATTATTTTAATACATTCTTTTCTTGAAATGTGTTTTCTGTTTTCCATTGCTAAAAAGAATGCTTCTTTCATTCCTATTACTAAGAGGTGTTTTATCAATGTTAAATAAACGTCAATTTTAATATCAATAGGTATTTTAGCATGATATCTCTCTAAAGAGTTAGGCTTATTTTTCCATTGAATACATTTATTATCAATTTTAAAATTAGATTTAAACCAATTTTGATATTTCCATAGATTTATTGGAAGATTGGTAAATCTAACATCTTTTTTAATTTCATCAACAGATAAATTGTCTTTATCTTTCATAAATAAAAGAAAATTGTCCGTTGAACTTATTTCGTTGTTATTTACTATTTTATCTAAAAGTTTTTTATAATCAAATTTTTCAGATTGTAAATTGCTCAACTCTTTAATTTTTTGCATTGTCTCTAAATTTTTAGTTTAATTTATCTTTGTAAAGTAAGTTTTGTAGATCCTTTTTCGTCAGTTTCAGAAAGCACTTGATAGCCATGTTCTTTTGCAACAGCAAAGAAATTTTTAACTTGATCACTTTCAAGTAAATCTGAATCAATTGAAAATGGTGCTGGATGACTATAATGTTCTAATTGAAACACCGCAATATCAATTATTGCTTCGCTAATTTCTTTATTATTTAATTTTGACATCTTTAATCAATTAAACAAAACTCATTAAATGTATAGATTTATAATAATATTTTGAGACTTAGCAAATTCTAAAATTTGTTCTCTTGCATCATCTAAAAACTCAATTTTTAAAGATTTTTTTGAATTTTTAAAAATGATTTCTTTTACATAACCATTAAGCAAAAAACTTTGCAGTCTAAAATAGAAACCGCTATTTTCACCTTGCGTATTTATTTTCAAATATTCATCAATTAAATATTTGCAATATTTTTTAATATTGTTCATTTTATATTTTTTTATATCTTTTAAAATAGAGTCCAAACATTATAAAAAAGAAAATTAAATTTAGTGGATTGAAGTGAAAAAACAAATGTGGTGATGAATATGATATTGAAACAAATGATAATATCAAATTGGCGATCATCAATATCCAATAAACAACATCAATAACATCAACGAATAAAAAATTAAATTTTTTCATATATTTATCGTGTAAAATTAAATGTTGTATATCCTTCTCTTTCTGATGGTTTAGATATTACATTATATCCGTGTTCTTTTGCGGCTTCCGCTCTTCTTTAAGAGATATAAAATTTTCTTTGTTACTATAAGATTCACCATATTCACTATCTATTATGTAATAATTAGAATCACCAATGTAATGTATCATAAATTTTTCCGATAACTAAATTCCTATAAAACACGGGATCAATTTTAATGCACTTAACCTTCATTTTTTAATATCTTAAATAATTTTGACATTCGCTCTTCTTTAAGAGGTATAAAATATGATTTCAGACTACAAAATTCAACATTTTTTATTATTGTTATGTAAGCAGAATCACTGTAATCTCTTGAATCATAAATTTTTCCGATAACAAATTCATTCGGATACACAGGATCAACTTTAATGCACTTAACCTTCATTTTTAATATAGTTTGGTGGTACGTTATCGGTTAACCATATCTTGTTATCACTTAAGAAAAATTTATATCCATCTGCAAACATTTTAGCAGAATCAATAATTAAAATAATTGGTTCTTTTCTTTTTGAATATCTTTTCCCTACTAAATATGCAACATTTTTATCATCAGTTAAATGAACATGATTTCTTTTCATTTTACTTAAACCAGTTTTCATTATAAAAACAAGTTTTTCCTCAGATGTGCCATGATATAATTCTCTTGGTGGTCTTTCCTGTTTAAAATCTATTTTAACAGCAATAGAATGACCTTGAGATGCCCTAATATATTTTTTATTTTCATCTAAATAAGAAAATCTTGATTTATCATTATTTAAAACAATAAAATCCAAATCTGATTGTGAAATATTGACTTTTTTTAATAAATCATCAACCAAAACATAACCTTGTTTATCCATAGATAATCCATCAGGTTTATGTCTTAGTAAATAACTTATTGTTTTTCCTATTTTTACATAATTTTTCATTGTTTCCAAGAGTTTTTATTCAACTTATCATTTTGATTTTTTACCCTTCTTTCTCTCACCTCTCGTTGGTTTTTCTTAATGTCAATTTCTGACATAATTCGTAAAACTTCAATCCTCAATTTCAATTCATTTAAATCATCAAATTCAATCACGACATCCTTTTGTATTTCGCTAGTGTGACACAATCCAGGAAATCCGTTACTTTTTCCCAAATTTGGACAGCCGTATTGTTTTAAATAATCGACACCTTTTTTCTTTTTAATAGCGATTAAATTGTGAATGTTTTCTGATGTACAAATTAATGAAAAATCTGTGGATGCAATATATTTGTTAGCTAAATCTTTCGGACTTTTGACAAAATTGTTTAAATTTTCAATACCAAATTTATGATAATATAATGAAATTATTGCATCATTTTTTGTCCAATCATGTATTCTGTTCATGTTTTAATTTTTTAAGTTTTTGTTTTCTTAACCACATATTAATATCAATATTGTGTTCTGATAGAATATTTTTAATCATATTATAAAAATATTCGTCATTGTTTTTTATATAGTCTGGTAAAGTATAATACCATAATTTTTCATCTAATGTCGTATTATTCCAACAATCATTACACAATGCAAAATGTCCTTTATGTTGTGTATAATATATAGTTTTATGTGATATAAATGGATCTATACTTTGAGAAGATGATATATATTTTTCTGTATTTAAAACATCACCATCAATTCTCCATGGTTTAAAACAATGTTTACAAACAGGAGTTTGTAGAATTCCTGTCTGATTTTTTATATTTATTTTTCCAGGAATTATTAATTTTCTGCTAAGGCTTTCCATTTCGTAAATCATTTAAAAATTTAACAGTTTCTGGTGATTTAGAAATTTTTTCCTTAAATTTTTCGTGTTTAATTTTTCTTCTTTCTTCAATAATTTTCATTGAAGAATAATTAATTTTTTTAATTGTTGGAATATTATCACAACCTAAATTAAAAGAATCGTGTGTCTCAATGTTATTTTTTTCTAAAACCTTATTCCAAGCATCTTGTACTGGTGTTTTTGATTTATTATTTTTAAAAAATAACACACAATCATCTACAACTTTTTTACCTTTTTCGGTGTAGGTTTGATATTCTATTTCAGAATTGTCATTTTTGTGATTTTTTAAACTATAATCTTGATAATTACAAATTGATTTAAAATTTACAAATTCTTCAGAAGATTTTTCAATTTCAAACATTTCGTCTGGTAATTTTGTGAAACAAAGTTCAATCAGCTCTTCTAATTTTTTATTTTTTTTTTCTTTTTTACTGTGTTTTTTATAAAAAACATCTAAATATTTTAAAGATGCAACTGTTTGAAGATTTGCTAGCAAATCTTCAACTGTATCTTCAGTTTTAATGAAATCTTTTTTTAATTTAGGATATGTTTTTTCTAATTCTTTAATTTTATTTTTGACATTCGGATGAAAATCTCCGCCTTTTGAAAAAGGAACATTATCAAAAACAACTTTTAGATTTTCATCTAAAACCAAAAATCTAATTTTGCCTTCAATAAACTTATTATTAATTACATGATCCCGTATTCCAAAAACACCATAAAACGGTGCATGTTTTTTAAGGTAATCAAAAAAATGTTTTTCTTCTGATTGAACTTTTATTTTTTCCATTGTTGTTATATTTTGTAATCAACTTTATGTTTAAAAACAATCCACCAAGATGACCAAACCGTATCATCATTTTCAACTTTAAAAAGAACAGTGACGCTAGAACCATCAATTCTTTTAGGCTTACTCAAAATTTTAATTTTTGTTCCAACAGGAATTTCAAATTGCTGAAATAAATCCTGTATTCCACTAATAAAAACTCCTTGTTGAAAAGCAGAGAGACCATTGTTTTTTGCGCCTAAATCTACATTATATTTTGAAATTTTACTATTGACAATAGCTAAGTTTCCAGGTAAACATTCACTTTTTTCTATCATAATTTTGGTTTAATCACAATTTTAACAAAAATACACAAAATATTACAAATAAAAAATTAAATTTTGATTTTTTCAAATATTTCTACAATTTTATTGAATTTGATATCATGCTTAATTCTTATTAGCTTGATATTATTTTTTTTACAATAAATGTTTTTCATTTTGTCGTGTTTTTGGGTATATTTTAATTTTTCTTCACCACCCCAATAATCTATGGTTTCAAAATGATGACGACCATCAAATTCTACACATATATTATAATCTATTAAATAAAAATCAAACGACAACAACTGTTTATCTTTACAATTTTTAAATTTTTTTTGTTTTTCAAATTTTATGTTTAAAAAATTTAAAACACCATTTATAATAGTCTCGCCTTTACTTTCATTGCACGAAGAACAACCGTTGCCTCTTATATGATGATGTGGAGTTTGTTCAAAAATACCATGTTTTTTACAAATAATTTTAACTTTTGTGTTATTGTTTATATAATTAACCAGCGAATAATCATATTTGTTAGAATGAATAATATTTGATTTATTTATAAAATTTTTAGCATATTCTGTTCTACATTTTGGACAATTATTATTTTGTAGATGTAAATATGGTCGTTGTTCAAAAATACCGTGTTCTTTACAGATAATTTTAACTTTTGTTTTACTCTGAATATAATTAACCAACGAATAATCATATCTTTCACCATGAACTTTTATAGCTTTTTGTATAAACGTTTCATTTGTCATTTTTTTATTTTGACAACAAAAAGGACACGATTTAAAATGTTTTAAATGCTCATATGGAACTTGCATAAAAAATGTATTGTGTTTAATACATTTAATTTTTATTTTTGTTCTATTGTTTTTATATTCTGCTTCGCAGTAATCATATATTTTATCAAATCCTAAAATTTTAACTTTATTAAAAAATTCGTTTGCATATTTAAACATTATTTATATATAAAAAAAAGGGAGATTAAAAATCTCCCTTTTAACAATGAAAAAATCAAAAGAAAATTACTTCCCTTTAACAGCTTCAACTGAAGCCTGCCTATAAGGAGTAATCAATTTCTTAATTTCACCAAGTGCCTTGCGGCAATCAGCTTCTGCACTCTTATTTCCCTTTTCAAGAAACTTTGTGTGTCTTTCTTGAACAATCTTCCATTGTTCTTCAATCTGAGAATAAAGTTTTTCTAACATAATTTTAATTTTAATTTTTTAATAGCCAATAATGACTAATGAATTATAGATTATAGCATATTTGCTGAAATAAGTTTATTTTAATTTAAAATAATTCTATTTCTTTTTTTATTTGACTGGACAACTCATAATTTTCTTCATGTATAGAAGAAATCAAATTTTTAAATTTTAAATATATTTCGGGCAAATTGGTTGCTTCATTTGGATATTTTTTACGTTCTTCAAAATACTTGTTCGTCCATTCAGGATTGATAATAGTAAAATCGTTTAATATTTTTTTAGTAAACTTAAAATAATCTGTCAACCATTGATAAGGATTATAACTCATTTCTATGCAATCTTCAAGTGAAAATTTTTCTTTTTTGTGTGATAGAATTTCATATAATTTTTCAAATTCATTGTAAAAATAATCATATTGTTTTTTGCTCATTTTCTTTTAATTTGATTAGTTTTTCTTTTCTCATTAAAATACGCAATTTGTTTTTGTCTTTATATGCAATTTCCAAAACATCATTTAATGTTAAATAATTTGGAATCACAATCACTCTATAATAAATACCAGGTTTTATTTTATTAAGAAGTCCTGCTTGATAGAAATAATTCAAGTATGTGTAAATTGTTCCTTTTCTTCCTTCGATGCACATTTCTGATCGTTTAATATATCTTGGATTTAAATTGATATATTCAATTAGTTGACTCCATGTGCTACGCATTTTTAAAAATTTGGTTCATTTTTTTGGATCTATAATATTTTAAAACTATTTTTTCTTCAAAATAATTTTTTATATCTGGGTATCTATTCATTTGCCAAGATTCACTACCATCATATTCGAATCTAGAAAACCAAATTCCATTTTCACAAAAGATTGTGCCAAATAAATGTTGTAAACCATATCCGGAATTATAATTTATTCTATCAAGATTTGATAGAAAAATATCATAGTCATTTTGGGTGTATAATGGAGGTAAAATTATATTTTGAATTTCATCATCGCCATAATTAATAGAAGCACAAATCACTTTACAGTTATAACAAAGCACGGTACTTAAAAATTCTTCTTTTGCGTTCATTTAAACTTTTATAAAATATTATTATAAAAGTTTAAAAATTGTTCTGGTTGATATCAAATTATAATTTCTATTTCTTTTCCTTCTAATACCACTTTATAATTGTGTCCATGATCTATATAAGATTTTATTCTATCTTTCATGTATATTTTATTACAATGAATTCAAAATCAAAGTTTAATTTTGTGACTCCACTGGGACTCGAACCCAGAACTCCCACCTTAACCTGCTACTTTATGTTACCATAACCATCTTTCGATGTTGTAGTCTGGACCATATCTTCACCATTTCAGGTGCAACGCGTGTGGTCTCTACGGAACCAATTTATCTTGTTTCCTCGGTATTGTCCTTTTTCAGGATGTTCACCGATATAGCGCTGTCCACTTTTATAATTAACATATCAACGAATTTGATAAAATTGATAATTCTTATAAAAGGCTCCTATTTAAAGGGTGGTACTCTACCAATTGAGTTACGAAGTCATGTGGCTTCCCCAGAGGTCGATTCTGGATTTCGAGTTCTTCAAACTCGCACACGTACCATTTGTGTTAAGAAGCCTTCTTTCAATAGATTTTTATATCCATTTTGGGTGCTAGGTCGGTTTCGATCCGACTACCTTCTATATCACACATAGATGTTCTCCCGAGTGAACTACAAGCACCATATAAAGCGGTGAAAAATGGTCATGATCCATATACGAATAAATCGTACCAACAACTTAGCGGGTTGCGCCTACCCTAGTAGGTTTTCTCACCTTTTGCGGAAGATTGAGCGTATGATGCCCATACATTTCTGTACCATCAGTTTTCAAGACTGAGCCCAGGCCGACCCCAAGTTAATCTTCCATTTTTTGTGCGTCTAACTAATTTATTTACAGACGCTTATCGCATAGGTGGTAGGATTCGAACCCACGAACTTTTCAGACTGGTTTTGGAGACCAGCACCTTTGACCGCTCGGTAACACCTATATAAAATAAAAAACCCGAATACCTTTTTTCAAGGTTTCGGGTTTTTTAATCTTCTTTTTAGTTTTGTTTAAAGAATAAGCATAGCAACACCGAACCTTGTTCGTCTTTTTGACGACCAAAATTTAAATGACTTACTATGTTTACTTATTCTAATCATATCAACTAATTTTTAATTTTTTGCTTTTTTGGCTTTCTAATTTTAGATTTAAATTTATCTATATATTAAATATAAAATTCAATTTATTCTAATTATATTCTTTTTTTAAAAAAAGTTTAATTTAATTTTTGTTCTTCTTCAAGTTTTTCTGTTTTTTCTGTTGTTTTTTCCGCAACAGGAAGATGTTTTACTCTTTCATATGCAGCTTTAAACATTCTATTTGCTTCTTCATAATCAATTTGTCCAATCCTTTCCAATTGAAAGAATGTAGATTTTTCATTTTCAATTTCCACTAAACATGGGTAAGCATAATGAATATCCATGAATTTGGTGTTTGAAGATCCAACAATTGGAACTTTATAAGTATCATGAAAATGATAATTCTTGTTTTTATTCAAAAGTTTTGCATCACTTTCATTTTTAAATCTTAATTTCCTTGCTTTCATTTCTTTTAACAAATCGTCTGTTTTCATATTTTTAGTTTTTGTGAACTGCAAAATTACAATTTATTTCCGAATAAAAAAATTATTTTTGAAAAATAGTTTTTAATTTGATTTTTCTTACTTTTTTCTTTATTTCAATTAATTGATTATCATCGATTAGTTTTTTCCATATTTTTAAATCTTCAATTTTCTTACCTGATAATAATTCATAAATAATATGTTCGGATATTGCTTCATCAATATCAAAATCTTTAATTCTGTTCATTTCATGCAAAAGTTCTGCAGGAACGATAGGTGTAGTTGTTTTATTGATTTTTTTCATTTACGTTATGTGTAATATTTTTTTGTTTTGATTTCAACCATCTATAAAATTTAGTTTCTCTGCTACCTAAATTATCATAAATTGAATCAAAATCTCTTTGTAATTTCATTCTTACGTCATCTGGTAAACCTTCATACCATTTTACTACTTCTATCTTAGTCATTTTTTATTTTTAATATTTTATCTTTTCTTTGTTTTTTTAAATATTCGACTTTTTCTTTGCCAATAAAATCCCAAACAAATTTAATATTTTTGTTTGAATAAATTATAAACCATTCAAAATCTTTATATGACACATTAGCTAAATCTAAAATCCATAAATGTTTGATAGAATCAAAATCTAAACATTGAATTATTATTTCATGAAGTTTTTCATCATGCTTTTTACGTTTTAAAAAATTAAAGTTCATTATTTATTTTTTTTAATTTTTCAAATCTTATTCTATGTTTAATTTCTTTAATAATATTTTCAAAGCAATCAAGTTTTCCAAAATTTAATTGATAATATGAAATAATTTCTGAGACTGTTGTTTTGCCATTCTTTATTGAATCAACAGCAGCATTTATCAGACTTTGCTGACTATCAAAATATGCTTTATCTGTATCAATTGTGTGTTTTTTCATTT